ATGGAGGGGGTGGCGACGGCGACGGCGGTGGTGGGGGCGGCGGTGGCGGTGGCGGCGGATAGCCAGAAGGCAAGAAACGCATTGAACCTACAAGAGACCATGATGGACATGCAGAACACCTCAACGCTGCCCGACGGCAGTGAATCGCACCAGGCGATGACGGACTCAATCAAGGCCATGACGGCAGTCATCGCTGCGATGCAACGGCGAGAGCAGGCCCTTGAGGATCTCGTACGTCATCAAATGCAGCTTCTGCAGGCCGCAGTCAACAGCGCCGATCAACGCGTCAACCGGGTGGTGGAGAACGCGCTTCCCCGGCTGACGCAATTGAGCAACCAGGCATTGACGCAAACGCTGGAACCTGCAGCCGAGCGATTCAACAAGAAGATGGTCGATGCGGACCAGACGCTCCACCACGCCACTTACCGCTATGCACAAGCACAGCAATCCCTGGAAACAATGACAAAGCGGCGCATGTGGATCGCATCGCTTGCCCTGCTGATGTCAGGCGTCATGAGCGCGGTTGTTGGAGGCTATGCGGTGTACAGCACCAAAGCGGCCATTGCGGAAGCTGCACAGCGTCGTTCGGAGATTGCCTATCTGAACCGTGTGGCACGCGCTGACCTGTTGCCCTGCGGGGAGGACAGGCTCTGCGTCACGCTTGACAAGAAAGGGAAGCGCTATGGCAATAGCGGTCAGTATCGCGTTGTGGCCTTGCGCCAATCCCCTGCCCAATGAAAACCGAGCCGCTATGGGGCGGCTCGGTTAACTGATTACAGCGCTGTCAGCCGATCGCGGGTAACAGCGGTGTACTGATCCGTCATCTCAATCCCGACCGCCTCGAATCCTTCCAACTGCGCAGCGACCAACGTGGTGCCGCTGCCGGCGAACGGATCAAGCACACGCCCACCCGCCTCGCAGATCCGCACCAGCTGCCGCATCAATTCAGTGGGCTTGCCGGTCAGGTGATGCTTGTCAGCTTTGCGTACCGACTCACGGATGACACCGGGCAGCACAGGCGCGCGGCGACCCAGCGGCATGTTGCCTTTGCTGCCCCAAACGATGTACTCGGCCTGGTTGCGGAAGCGCCCCAGTTGCGGCCGCACGCCCTCGGTCTTGTCCCAGACAGTGATGCCGCGCCAGGTGAAGCCGGCGATCTGCAGCGCGTCGGTAGTCAGCGGCAGCTGCCGCCAGTCGGTGAACAGCAGCACCGGTGCGCCGTCCTTGAGCACGCGCGCGCACTCGGACAGCCACAGGTGCATCCACTTCAGGTGCGAGCGCTGGTCGCGTTCGTCGCCGACGAAGTCGGCATGCAGTTGCGCGCCACCGCCCTGAACGTACTTTGCCGAGGGCGGCTTGGCCCGCGCGGCGGCATGCAGCCCACCGCTGGCATAGGGCGGATCAGTGATCAGCGCGTCGAACGAATTCGCTTCGAGCGTGGGCAGGATGGTCAGGGCGTCGCCCTGCAGGAGCTGGTTTTTCATGGTGAGAGCCTTCTTGGATTCGCTCGCGGCGATCGGAGGTGAGGCTCTCGGCCTTCAGGTGATTGAGCGTGCCGCAGCGCGGGCACTTGATCTGGATTTCATCGAAAGCGCCGGCCTTGCACAGCAGGCGGGCGCATTCGCCACAACGGAGGTTCTTGAGCATTGCGTGGTCTTGCAGTGGGAAAGGATTACGCGGCCGCTGGCGGCGCATAGGGGGTGAAGGCGATCACCTCATCGCCCACCCAGTCGTTGATCTTCAACATGCGCGCCTGCAGCGGCTCCAGCTCGTTGGCGGCCCACACGGCAGCGGCCTCACGGATCGAGCCGAAGCCGCCTGCGTTCTGCGGCACGATGCCCATGAGTTGCGGCGGGATCCGCAGCGCGGCCAGCATGTCGTCGCGGGTGATGCCCTTGATGCCGCTGAACTCATCCTTGGCCGCCACTTCGCTGACCGGGATCAGCTTGAGCCCGTCCTTGTTGCCGCCTGGCGAGTACAGGAACAGGTTGCGGAAGTTGCCCGGCCCCTTGGCGCCCTTCATGGCATTGCGCAGCGCATCGACGTCCTCCTGGCTCTGCTGCGGGTCGGTCAGGTACAAGATGAAACCGGCATGCGAGCCGTTGTTGTAGTACTTGCGCCGGAACAGCGTGGCCGATTCGTTGAGCAGCGCGGACTGCATCGCCGGCATCCACTCGGGCAGACCGTAGAGTTCCTGATCGACATCGGCCTCGCGCAGCTGGAACACGCTGCCCGGCTCGAACACGTGTTCGTCGTGCCAGGTGCGCACTTGGAAGTACTCGCCCTCGGTGACGCCGCGGCGCATGTACTTGGACAACGGCGCAGCCAGCGACAGGGCACCGCCCATGCGGTTGCGGCGGCGCTCAAGGTAGCCATTGCCCAGCGTGATCCAGTCCAGCGACAGCTGCTCGAAGGCCTCGCGCGTCAGCAGCCGATGCGGCTTGAAGGTACGCGCCAGCATGTTGCGCTTGAAGATCAGTCCGGACTGCAGAAACGGATTGCTGCGCGTGGTCTTGGACAGGCCATCCAGGGCCACCGGCGGCTCGTACCAACGTCCGTTCTGCCAGCACTCTAGATAGTCCAGCACCCCGCGCCCATCGAGCACCGGCGTGGGGTCGCCAAAGGTGAACGCCTCGGTGCGTGCGGGCACTGCTGGCGCTGCAGGCGCGGTCGCGGGCAGCTGGTCGGTCAACATCAAGAGATCTCCATGAAGCCGGAGTTGCGCGCGGTGCGCCCTTCCAGCGGTTCGTTCTGCAGCGCGTGGAACAGTGCCCACGCCAGGTCCGCGTGGCCGGTCTCTTCCGAGCGGCCAGCAGTGAAGGTGGATTGCCGGCCGCTGGCCGTCATGGTCTTGCGGATGGCCATCAACGACTGCGCCACATCGGTCCAGCCGGCGTCGAACTCCAACCGCCCGTTGTGGATCACATCGAACGCCTTGAGCACCAGGCGCGTCTTGACCTCGGGCGAGTAGCTGAAGGTGACCAGATTCGGGAAGAACTGCTTCACCAGCTGCGCCACGCCGCTGCCCATGCCGGTGGTGTCGATGCCGATGTAGGTCACCCAGTACCGGCGCGTGATGCGCTCGATCTCGGCGGCCTGCTTGGCAAAGTCCATGCCCCGGAACTGGATGCGCTCCAGCAGCCGGAACTTGCCGCCAGGCTGCTGCGGTGGCGCCAGCACGACCAGGCCGGCGGTGTCGCCCGTCTCGGCCGGGTCATAGCCGATCCACACCGCGCGATCGCCGTAGGGGCGCGCGGCGAACGGTTTGTAGTCCTGGCCCCACGCGACCCAGCTATCGACCATGCACGGCTGCAGCATCGCCAGCGGGAAGATGCTGGCGCCGTCGTCGACGAACTCACACATCAACAGGTTGGCGAAGGCGTCCGGGCTGTATTCCTCGCGCAGCTCGTCGATGTCGAACAGGTCGCAGCCACGGCGCTGGGCGTCGAGGATGTTGACGATCTGGCGCCAGGCGCGGTCCTGGCAGCGGCGACCGCCGGCCAGCGCGTCATGCGACACATCGAGCTGGATTCGCTGCGCAGCCGGCTTGCCCTTGTTGCGGCGCTCGCCGGTCCAGAACGTGTAGGCCTCATGGGCCATGCTCGATGGCGTGCTGAAGTAGGTCTTGCGCCACTTCTTGTGCATCGCCATGCCGCTGGCGACCTTGTTCAATTCGTTGAACCCGTAGGTCCAGAAGAACTCGTCGAAGTAGAAATTGCCGTGATAGCCCTGCGCGGTGCGCGCATTGGTACCCAGGAAGAACAGCTCGGCGCCATTAGGGAACACGATGCTGTCGCCGCCAGAGAGCGTCTCGTCGATCGTCTCGCGCACGAACTGCTGCATGTAGCCGCGAAACAGATGCGCCTGCGCCTTGGAAGCGCTGAGGAATATCTGATTGCGCCCGGTGGTGAGCGCATCGATCAGCGCCTCGCGGGCGAAGTAGAACGTTGCACCGATCTGGCGCGACTTGAGGATGATGCGGGTGCGCTCGTTGCTGGCCCGGTACCAGTCGCGCTGGTAATCGAAGCAGCCGTCGATGAACGCGGTGGTCAGCTGCTCGACCTGTTCCTCAGTGAAGTCGTTGCGCTTGGGCTTCTTCTTCGGCGCGGCGTTGCGATTGGCGACAGCCGGATTCAGATCGGCTTCGTTGCCGCCGCCCTGGTAGCGTTGGATGCGCGCCTGGCGCTCCAGCTGCCGATGCAGAAGATCGATTTCTTTGAAGTCGCCGCCGGACTTTTCCGGCTTCATGATCAGCACGACCAGGCGCGCTTCGAGCGCGCCACCGATACGCTCAACGTTGTCTGCGCGATCCCACTCGTCACGCGACTTCCAGCTGTGTACAGTCTTCTCGTTCTCGCCGATGGCCTGCGCAATTTCGGTCACGCGCCATCCCATCCAGTACAGGAACTTGGCCTGTCTGCGGGTATCCATCGGGAGCTGGGTGGCAACGCTTTGCATGCCGACCAGGGTGCGGCCCACCTCTTAATCCCGACAGTTGAACGACGCGTAATCGCCTTGTTTACACGGTGATTGCGTTGCTGCGTTGTGCGTCGCGTTTGACCATGGGTCATCGCAAACGCATCCAGCGCAGAGGACACCCATGTCGGCCAAGGCCAAGAAGTTCCGTTCCAACTGGTTCCGCGTGGCCGTCGAAGGCGCCACGACCGATGGCCGCACGATTCAGCGCAGCTGGATCGACGACATGGCCGCCACCTACAACCGCGAGACCTACAACGCCCGCATCTGGATCGAGCACATGCGCAGCCTGCTGCCGGACTCACCGTTCCGTGCGTATGGCGATGTCACCGCCGTCAAGGCGGAAGAGGTGGAGATCGATGGTGCCAAGCGCCTGGCGCTGTTTGCCCAGATCGAGCCGACCGCCGACCTGATCACCATCAACAAGTCCAAGCAGAAGCTCTACACCAGCATCGAGGTGCAGGAGAAGTTCGCCAACACCGGCAAGGCGTATCTGGTCGGCCTGGCCGTGACCGATTCGCCGGCCAGCCTGGGTACCTCCATGCTCAGCTTCGCCAGCCAAAACCCCGATGCCAATCCGCTGGCCGATCGCAAGCAGTCGCCGGGCAATCTGTTCACCGTCGCCGAGGAAACCGCGCTGGAATTTAGCGAGGTCAGCGAAGGTCCGGTCGCCAACCTGCTCAGCCGGATCCGCACCGCGCTCAAGAGCGAGGACGCCACCAGCATCACCGCCGAGCAGTTCGCAGAGCTTGGCGAAGGCGTCGAAGAGATCGCCGAGCACGTGCGCGGCCAGGACGAACGCTTCAACCGCCTGCAGGCCGAACACGCCGAGCAGAAGACCAAGCACGAACAGCTGGCAAACGACCTGGCGCAGCTGCGCGAGTCGCTGTCGCAACAGCCGGACCCTGCACAGCCCGCACGCCCGGTGGTCACTGGCGGCGGCGCGGCCGTGCTGACCGACTGCTGATCCCACACCACCACACGCACACGCAGCCAGCGCCACACCCTTCGGAGCCACCATGCAAAACGCCACCCGCCTGCAGTTCAATCAGTTCGCCGATCAGATCGCCAAGCTCAACGGCATCACCTCCGCCTTCCATTCCTTCGCTGTCGATCCGACCGTGCAGCAGAAGCTGGAAACGCGCATGCAGGAATCCAGCGAGTTCCTGTCCAAGATCAACATCATCCCGGTGGACGAATTGTCCGGCCAGAAAGTTGGCATTGGCGTCACCGGCAGCATTGCCAGCCGCACCGACACCGGCGCCGGCAAGACCCGCACCCCGCGCAACGTGGCCGCGCTCGACAAGAACGAATACGTCGCCAAGAAGACCGACTTCGACACCGCCATTCCGTATGCGCTGCTCGATGCGTGGGCCAAATTCCCGGACTTCCAGGCGCGCTTGCGCGATGCCATCGTCAAGCGCCAGGCGCTGGACCGTCTGCAGATCGGCTTCAACGGCACCCATGCCGCTGCCGACACCGACCGCGCTGCGTTCCCGCTGCTGGAGGACGTCAACATCGGTTGGATGCAGCAGTACCGCACCAACGCTGCCCAGCGCGTGCTGGCGAGCGGCAAGACGGCTGGCAAGATGGTCATCGGCGCCGGCGATGGCGCGGACTACCGCAACCTCGATGCGCTGGTGTTCGATGTAGTGAGCAACCTGCTGGATCCGTGGCACCGCAAGGATCCGAGCCTGGTGGTGGTGCTCGGCCGCGACCTGATGCACGACAAGTATTTCCCGATGGTCAACAAGGACCAGGCGGCCAGCGAGAAGATCGCCACCGACCTGATCTTGAGCCAGCGCCGCGTCGGCGGCCTGCAGGTGGCCGAGGTGCCCTACCTGCCGGACGGCGCGCTGATGGTCACCTCGCTGGCGAACCTGTCGATCTACTACCAGACCGGCGGCCGTCGCCGTTACATCCAGGAAGTACCCGCACGCGATCGCATCGAGAACTACGAGTCCTCCAACGATGCCTACGTGGTCGAGGACTACGGCCTGGGCTGCGTGGTCGAGCACATCGAGATCGAGGCCTAAGCCATGGCCGACAGTCCCGCCAAGCGTCACCACAGCCGCGTGCTGGCCGAGCTGGAGGCGGCGCAACGGGCTCCGCACCAGCTGATGGCCGGCGCAACGGCCTACGAGCAGCACATGGCGCAGCTGCAGAGCGATCGCCTGCGGCTGAAGCAGATCCAGTCCACCCAAGGCAAGGCTGCGCTCAAGGTGCAGCTGCTGCCGACCTACGTGCCGTATCTGGCCGGCGTGCTGGCCGGCGGCCAGGGCGCGCAGGACGAGATCGTCATGACGTGCATGGTGTGGCGCATTGATGCCGGCGACTATGCCGGCGCGCTGGAGCTGGGCGCCTATGTGCTCAAGCACAACCTGCAGATGCCCGACCGCTTCTCGCGCACGGTGGGCTGCGTGCTGGCCGAAGAGATTGCCGAGGCAGCGCTGTCGGCACAGAAGACCGGCCAGGTGTTCGATGCGGCCGTGCTAGCCGACACCGCAGCGCTGACCGCCGAACAGGACATGCCCGATGAGGTGCGCGCCAAGCTGCACCTGGCGCTGGCCCGCGCCTCGCTGGCAGACATCACCGACGAGACGCCGGCCGACCAGGCGCAGCCCATCGCCGCCGCCGCTGTGGCCGACCTGAAGCGCGCCATCGCACTGCACGGCAGCTGCGGCGGCAAGAAGGATCTAGAGCGCGCCGAGCGGCTCTTGAAGAAGTTCAGCGTTGAGCCTGCGGGCACCAACGCATAACCGAGCGTCCCCGCAACCCTCGCCGGCTCGGGGCTGATCCACAGCACTCCATCGCTGCGGTGACGCCCCGACCACCGGCGATCTCTTCCGAGCCATCCATGAGCGGATTCACTGCCACCGGCACCACCAGCGCCACGCCCGATGCGATCGCCAATGCGCCGTTCTGGCCGGCGATCGCACCGGGTGCCGTGCGCGCGAGCATGCGCCTGGATGGCACCGTGACCGATGCGCGTCTGCGCCACGCCATCGTGGCCGCAATGCTCGCGGTGAACGATGAGTTGCAGACCTGGGCGCAGACGCAGCAGGCGGCCGGCTACGCGGCGTTGGCCGATGTGCCCAGCACAACGGTCGACGGCATCTCGCGCCGCGTGCAGCTGTACCTGCGCGCCGTCGCGTGTGCCACCGCCGTCGAGGTGGCAGAGCGTTACCGCAGCTTCGATGCGACCGACAGCGCCAACCAGCGCGCCGATGACTTGTCACCCAGCATCACCGAGCTACGCCGCGACCAGCGCTGGGCCGTGCGTGACCTGCAGAACCTGCCGCGCAGCACGGTGGAGCTCATCTGATGCGCGTGCACGCCATGCAAGGCGACACCGTCGACCTGCTGTGCTGGCGCCACCTGGGCAGCACGGCCGGCCTGGTCGAGCGCACCTATCTCCTCAATCCCGGCCTGGCCGAACTGGGCGCCGTGCTTCCGCATGGCACGCCGGTGGAGTTGCCCGAGGTAACCACCACCACAGCGGCGATGACGCCGCTTGTGCAGCTATGGGACTGATCTGATGACCGAACCCACTTCCGTATCGAGCGGCTTTTTGATCGCCACCGGTGTGGGCCTTGCCTCCGTGCTGCCTGGCATCGACGGCGATGCGCTGATCGGCGCCTTCGCCGGCGGCGCGCTGTTCGTGGTGTCCGCCGCCAAGCAACCGCTGCTGGCGCGGCTGATCTATTTCCCGGTGAGCGTGATTGCCGGCTACCAGCTGGCGCCGGAAATCCTGCGTTGGTTGCCGATCAAGTCCAGTGGCGTGGCCGCTTTTGCGAGTGCCGCGTGCGCCATCACGGTCACCCTGGGCCTGATCGAAAAGAGCAAGTCCTTCGACTTTTCCTTCCTACGTCGTGGAGGTCCGCCCAGTGCATAGCCTGGTCACCGTCCTGACGTTGATGGCCTCGCTCGCCATCTGCGTCCGCCTGCTTACCTACCACCGCCCGGTCGATGCGCGCCATCGACGCGGCGCGGGCTGGTGCGCGTGGTTGCTGATCGCCAGCACCGGCGGCCAGGCGCTGCACATCCTGCTGGCCGGCGCCGGCTCGCAAGTCAGTCTCTGGCACCTGGGCACGTTGATCGTGCTGGCGGTGCTCACCTACCTCGCCCAGGGCAATGTGGCGCGCATCCTGAAGGTCGATTGATGTTCACCGATACCCAGCTCGCCTCGATCATGCAGTGCTCGCCGCAACGCGCACAGCGCTGGCACGGCCCACTGCTTGCTGCCGCCAACCGCTTTGGCATCACCACCAAGCGCCGCGCCGCGCACTGGCTCGGCCAGGTCGGCCACGAAAGCCTGAGCCTGTCGCGCATGGAAGAAAGGCTGACCTACACCACCAGCGCACGGCTGCTGGAAGTGTTCGGCACACGCATCACGCCCGCGCAAGCGCCCAAGTTCCTGCGCAATCCGGTGGGCCTGGCCAACTTCGTCTACGCCGATCGCCTGGGCAACGGCAACGCCGCTAGCGGCGACGGTCACCGCTACCGGGGCCGTGGCCCGATGCAGCACACGTTCCGGGGCAACTACCGCCGCATCGGCGTGTTGATCGGCCTGCCGGTGGAAGAGCAGCCGGATCTGCTGCTGCAGATCGAGCCAAGCGCACTGGGTGCAGCGGCGCACTGGCACGACAACGGCCTCAACGTGCTGGCCGATGCGGGCGATGTGCTCGGCCTGGGCCGCAAGATCAATCTGGGCAACGTGCGTGCCAAGCGCTTGCCCGAAGGCCACAGCGATCGCGTCACGCGCACGCAGCGCGCCCTGCAGATCCTGGGCGTGAGCTGATGGTCACGCGCCTGATCATTCTGCTGGCGCTGATTGCAGTGCTTGTCGGTGGCTGCGTGTGGCAGGAGCAGCGAGTCAGCGCCGCGCAGAAAGACCGCGATGCAGCGCTGCAGGCCAAGCGCCAGGCAGAAGCGGAACGCGACAGCGCCGAAGGCTCCACCACCGTCGTGACGCAGTACGTCGACCGCGTGCAGATCGTGCGCGAAGTCGGCGCCACCATCACTCGCGAGATCCCGATCTATGTCACCCAAAAAGCAGATGCTGCTTGCGCTATCCCTGCTGGCTTTGTGCGGCTGCACGACGCCGCCGCCTCGGGCAACCCTGCCGGGCCGCCCACCGGAGATCCTGATGCGCCGGCCGCCGGCATTACGCTCTCTGGCATTGCCGGTACCGTCGCCGACAACTACACCAGCTGCCACGCCATCGCCGCGCAACTGAGCGCGCTACAGGACTGGATCGACCTGCACGCGCCGGAGCCGGCGCCGTGATCAAGCCCGCCAGCCTGCGCGCGCATCTGGTGGCGGCGTTGCCGGACCTGGCACGCGATGCCGACCGGCTGCTGGTGTTTATCGACGCCGGCAGCCTGGTCAGCACGTTCCAGCCCGGGCTATCGTTCGAGTACCAATACACGCTCAATCTGATCCTGACCGACTACGCCGGCCACCCGGACAGCGTGATGCTGCCGCTGCTGGAATGGGTGCAGGTCAATCAGTCCGAGCTGCTGTCCAATCCCGCGCGCCGTGGCGACATCGCCTTCGAGGCCGACATCCTCGCCAACGATGCCGTGGATCTGTCGATCAAGTTGCCACTGACCGAACGCGTCGTGGTGACCCCGAAAGATGGCGGCGGCTATGACATGACGCATGCGCCTGAGCCGGTGCTTGATAACGCATGGATGAGCTGACCGCGCTGGAGAATTGGGCTACGCCGTTGCTCGCCTGCTTGCAGCCAGGCGAACGCCGCACGCTGGCACGCAAGATCGGAACGGAACTGAGGCGCTCGCAGAGCCAGCGCATCGGGAAGCAGCAGGCGCCCGATGGCTCGCCTTACGCACCGCGCAAGCAGCAGCTGCGGCAGAAGTCCGGGCGCGTCAAACGCGCCAAGATGTTTGCCAAGCTGCGGCAGCCCAAGTACTTCAAAATCAGTGCCAGTCCCAACGCTGTGAGCGTCGGGTTTGTGGGGCGCGCGTCGCGCATTGCACGTGTGCACCAAGAGGGCGCGCAAGATGCGGTACGCCCTGGTGGGGCACGAGCGCGTTACCCGCAACGCACGTTGCTCGGCTTCTCACAAAGCGAGCGCGCATGGGTACGCGAGTTGATCGAAACCCACATGATCTAAGCCCACGTAGCAGATGAGTGCGTCAATATTTTTTCACTGGACTGGTTCGCATTCGAAGCGCCCGGATAATTCCTTGAATAGCTTTTTTTGTAGTTCCAAAGACCCGGATGTCCAATGCATGACGCACACGAACCCTTGGTGTGATACTCGAAGATGATTCGACGACCTGGAACTCACAGCTTCTCTACGCTCCAAAAAACTGCACTTATTAATTAACGTACTCAACATTTATATATGGAACTCTCGATCGAACCAGCAGATTAAAGCTCTGCGCAGCTATTTTCATTGTTACTTTCTGTCCATTTACCAAGCACGCTCCCCCAGGGCAACGACCAACAACTAAAACTGTAATTACATTTCTGGTGCAACGGTTTGTTCCCGGGTTAGAAAGGCAGCGCATCTGGTAAGTTGTACCGCATGCCGCGCCATTATCCCAGAGGCCGTCCGACACAGTAACTACTCGATATTCGTAAGAAATTGCCACCGTATCTGCAGATACATTACACCCTTGGGCAAAGTCAGCAGGGTTGGGCGTATTGTTACCATAGAAACTAAGCGTGGCAATTTTTGCGAACGCAGTTGCAGAAAGTGATAGCCCGATCGCCGTGGCGGCAGCTAAAAGCAAATTTTTCATTTTTAAATTTCAATATTTTTCAGATGAAAAACCATACATCACTTAGATTTATTTATTAATGGATTTGCGAAAAGTTATCCCCGTTCGCGAACTTTAGCCAAATAACTTGAAATCATGTAGTCCGGCGCATCGGGAAGCAGCAGGCGCCTGATGGCACGGCCTACGCACAGCTCAAGCAGCAGCTGCGGGCAGAAGCCGGACGTGTCAGACAAGCGAGACGTCCGCTAAGCTGCGTTAGGCAAAACTCAATCAAGGTTGGCGCCAATGCCAATGACATGCATAACCTTCACGTAATGAGCGATAACCAGTACCCGTGATTCCTATTAATTGCGCCCCCCAAGTGGGGGAACTCACTCACCTCATGTTGGACGGGAAGCCGCATGCAGGGACGTGATGCCATTGCCGCCTTGATTCCCCACAAGGGCAGCATGTGCCTGTGGGAAGAGGTGGTTGAATGGGACGCGCAGCGCGTTGCGCTGCGCAGCTATGCCCATCGTAGCCAGGCGCACCCGCTGCGCACCAACGGACACCTACGTGCGGTGCACCTGTGCGAATACGGCGCGCAAGCGATGGCCGTCCACTCTGGCTTGCTGGGACGTGATCCCAGCAAGCCAGAGTGCCTAGGCATGCTTGTCGCACTGCGAGAAGTAGAACTCCATTTGACCCACCTGGACAAGCTTCGAGAGGCGATCGAGTGTGAAGCAAGGATATTGATGCAGACCGACAACAGTCAGCAGTACAGTTTTCTCCTGAGCCATCAGGGGCAGCTGCTTGCCGAGGGGCGCGCCACAGTCATGCTGGTTGCGGCACGGACGTGATGCAGTGTGGATTGGTGCCGGCACTAGGCGCTGGGTCATAACCTGCAAAACCAGATCGGCATGCCTCACTAGCTGGTAGATCGCGCTGCTACGCGTCATCGCTGTTGGCACAACGTCAGTATTGCAGGAGATTGAGTAAACCTTCTGCAAGCTTCAGCAATGGCCTCTTTCACCGCCGTCGATCTATCGAAGTTGCAAGCCCCGGATCTCATCGAAGGTCTTAGCTTCGAAGTAATCTTCTCCGAGGCGCTTGCCCAATTTCGCCGGCTGCTGCCGGAGTTCTCGGCGCTCACCGAGGCCGATCCGATCTATAAGCTCCTGCAGCTGTTCGCAGCCCGCGAGTTGCTGATTCGCCAGCGCGCAAACGACAAGGCGCAGCAGACCATGCTGGCCTTTGCCACTGGTACCAACCTCGATCATCTGGGCGCATTGTTTGGCGTCGCGCGCCTGGTGCTCGATTCGGGGCAGCCGGAGAACGGCATTGCACCGACCCATGAGTCGGACGTGGACTTCCGCCGCCGGATCCAGCTGGCGCCGGAGGGCTTCAGTGTTGCCGGCCCCGAGGGCGCGTACATCTATCACGCGCTCAGTGCGGCGGCCGATGTCATGGACGCCAGCGCCACCAGCCCCGCGCCTGGGCAAGTATTGGTCACCGTGCAGTCGCGCACCGGCGATGGCACCGCGCCGCAGGAACTGCTCGACGAAGTGGCCGCCGTCCTCACTGATGCAGATGTGCGCCCCTTGACCGACGAGGTGGCTGTCCAAAGCGCTCAGATCGTCCCGTACGCCATTCGCGGGCGTGTCTTCACCTACGCTGGCCCCGACTCGGCGGTGGTCATGCGCGAGGCGCTGCGCAGCCTGCTGGCCTATCTCGCCGAGGCACACCGCATCGGCCGCGACGTACCCGAGTCGGCCATCAAGGCCAAGCTGTTCGCCGATGGCGTGCAGCGTGTCGAGCTGGACGCGCCTGCAGCAGACATCCGGATCAGCCGCACGCAGGCTGCGTACTGCACCGCGATCGACATCTCGCACGCTGGTATCGATGAGTAACTCCCCGCTGCCGCCCAATGCCACGCCGATGGAGCGCGCCCTGGCTGCCGTCACCGAGCGCCTGGAAGCGATCCCGCTGCCGTATCCAGACCTGTGGAATCCGGACACATGCCCGGCCGGCCATTTGCCGTGGCTGGCGTGGACGCTATCGGTCGACGACTGGAAGGCCGACTGGAGCGATGCGATCAAACGCTCGCGCTTACGCAGCGCCATGGCGATCCAGCGCCGCAAGGGCACCGCTAATAGCGTGCGCATGGTGGTGGCCTCGTTCGGGGGGGCGGTGACCATCCGCGAGTGGTGGCAGCAGCAGCCACGCGGCCAGCCGCACACCTTCGAGCTGACCCTGACGCTCAACGGATCCGATGGCAGGGCTGCAAGCGCTCGTTTTGTCGATGAGGTCATCGCCGAGGTCGAGCGCACCAAGCCCGTTCGCTCGCATTTCGGCTTCGTGCAGGGGCTGCAAACCACCGGCAACGTCTCGCTGGTGACTGGTATTCGCATCATCAACTACCGCCGTCTGTCGATGACGGCGCAGGGATAAGCCATGGCATTACAACTGGTTCTCACCACCGCAGGTCGTGCGGCGCTGATCAACGCCGAGAAGAACGGCACCAACGCCGTCAAAGTGACCAGCATCGGTTTCACGGCGGCGGCATTCACTGCGACGGAAGACCTGAAGACAGTCCCAGGCCAGCACCTGACGCTCTCCAGCATCTCAGGCGGCACGACTTCTTCCACCACCATCCACGTCACTGTCAGCGACACAAGCCGGGCCACCTATGAGGTTCGCGGCTTTGGGCTGTACTTGGAAAACGGCACGCTGCTTGGCAGCTATTCCCAGCCCGAACTGATCATGGAGAAGGCAGCCGCATCTGACCTGCTGATGTCGGCCGACATCCTGTTCTCCGGCGTCACCGTGTCTTCGGTGACGTTCGGCAATGCCAACTTCACCAATCCGGCTGCGACCACCGAAAAGGAAGGCATTGTCGAACTCGCCACACGTGCCGAGGCCATTGCAGGCACGGATGCACAACGTGCCGTCACACCGGACGCATTGAAAGCCGCAATCGACAGCCGCAGTGGCCGTGCGCGCTTTGAGGCGTCCGGCACGTTTGTCGTTCCGGCGGGGGTGACGGCGATCTACGTCAGCGCCTGTGCCGGCGGTGGTGGCGGTGGCGGCGGTGGAACACGCGCCGATAAATCCCTTGGGACTGAGACTCATACCGCAGCTGGCGGCGGTGGCGGTGGTGCTGGACAGTCAATTCAGCGCATGCGCTTTGTGGTCACTCCTGGGGTGAGTCATCCGATCGTCATCGGTGCTGGCGGATCGGTTGGCGCAGGCTCACGGACGGACGGTGGATATGGAACCGCCGGGAGTGCTGGCGGGGTAACGGTCATTGGCAATCTCATCACCCTCGCTGCCGGCCAGGGCGGCGGCGGCGGGTTTGCTGGCGCTGGGCAGGTCGGCGGCGCAACCGGTGGAGACGGTTATCCAGCCGGCGGCGACTCATCCTCAATTTCAGTGAGGGCACCCTACGGCGTGGCAGGCACCGGCGCCTCCTGTGCGTTCGGTGGTGGCGGTCCTGGCGGGCGCTGTGCAGGCGACACCACATCGGCCAGTCGCAAGGGCTTCGGTTTTGGCGCTGGCGGCGGTGGCGGAGGTGGCGTGTCCAGCAGCGCCGGGGCCAGCATCTTCGGCAAGGACGGTTCCACCGGGTGCCCCGGTTTCGTTTTCATTGAGTGGTGCTGAGATGACGATTGGACGTTACGCAATGATCCAGACCGGCGACGAGGTGGTGGTCAACGTCATCGTTTCCGATAGCAGCTTCACCATTGACGGTTTCGAGTTCCGCGCACTCCAAGACAAGACTGTGTGCGAGCCTGGCATGTACTTCAATCGCCGCGACGGGCTGTACTACTTCGACGCGCAGTTCACCCAGCGCGAGTTGATCGCACCGGAACCGCCTGCGAATTTGTAGCACCGCTGCGCTGCGTAGTTCACGCAGCTACAGCACAACTGCGGTGTCATCCTGTACGCGCGCGACGACCATGACTGCATGGGCAACGCATCCTCCGCACTGAGTAACGCCATTCGCCTCGGCACCGTCGCCGAGGTGAATCTCGCCACCGCGCGATGCCGCGTACAGGTCGGCGAGATGCTGACAGACTATCTGCCTTGGGTGGTCACCCTGGCCGGCACCACCATCATTTGGTCGGCACCGTCGATCGGCGAACAAGTCGTGGTGCTGTCGCCGGCCGGCGACCTGGCCGATGGCCTGGTGCTACGCGGCCTGTACTCCGACCAATTCGCAGCGCCTGCTGCGTCCGACACGCTACACGTACTGCGGTTTGCCGATGGCGCGCAGATCCATTACGACACCGAGGCGCATGCGCTGCAGGCCACGCTGCCCAGCGGCGGTACCGCGTCCATTACTGCCGATGGCGGCATCACGCTCAATGGCCCGCTGACCGTCAACGGCAAGACGATGCTCAATGGTGATGCGACCATCACCGGTACCGCGAAGGCGACCACCGATGTCATCGGCGGCGGGATCAGCCTCAAGAATCACAAGACCACCGGTGTGACCGCTGGAAGCGCACTCAGCGGTGGCCCGCAGTGATCGGCGTCGATGCGAGCACCGGCCGTGTGATCGAGGGCGAGCAGCACCTGGCCCAGTCGATCGCCTGCATTCTGACCACGCCCATCGGCACGCGCGAGCAGCGCCGCGACTTCGGCTCGCTGCTGCCCGAGCTGATCGACCAGCCGTTCAACGGCGCCACCCGCACGCTGCTCTACGGCGCTACGGCTACCGCATTGATGCGCTGGGAGCCGCGCCTGCGCCTGACCCGCGTCGCCCTGGTCATCGGCGATACGCCTGGCAGCTTCGTGCTGACGATCGAAGGCGAACGCACCGACGTTGCTCCCGCCAATGCGCGCTCGCGCATGACCATCCCGCTCCGCTTCCGCTCGTCCTGATCGAGGAACCTATGTCTACTGCTTACCACCACGGCGTTCGCGTCATCGAAGTCAGCGCAGGTGCGCGCGTCATCCGCACCGTCTCCACCGCCATTGTCGGCCTGGTGGCTACGGCCTCCGATGCGGATGAGAAAATCTTTCCGCTCGACAAGGCCGTGTTGCTCACCGACGTGCTCGGTGCCATCGCCAGTGCCGGCACCAAGGGCACCTTGCGCGACTCCCTGCAAGGCATCGCCGACCAGACCAACCCAGTAACCGTCGTAGTGCGCGTGGCCGAGGGCGAAGACGCGGACAAGACCTCGTCCAACGTCATCGGCAAGGCCGAGTCCAGCGGCTATACCGGCCTGTATGCGCTACTCGCGGCGCAAGCACAGCTGGGCGTGCGCCCGCGCATCCTGGGCGCGCCGGGTCTGGACACACTGCCGGTGGCCAAGGCACTGGCGACCATCGCCAAGAAGCTGCGCGCCATGGCCTATGTGCGGCCGGTCGCCGATACCGTGGCCGAGGCGATCACCTACCGTGGGCAGTTCGGCAATCGCGAGTTGATGCTGATCTGGCCGGACTTCCTGGCTTTCGACGCCGCCACCAGCACCACGACGGCGGCGTATGCCACTGCACGTGCGCTCGGCCTGCGCGCCAAGATTGACACCGAGCAGGGCTGGCACAAGAGCCTGTCCAATGTGCCCGTGTCGGGCGTCACCGGCATTTCCAAGGATGTGCATTGGGATCTGCAGGATCCGGCCACCGATGCGGGCGTGCTCAACGAGGGCGACATCACCACGTTGGTCAACTTCAACGGACAACGCTTCTGGGGATCGCGCACGTGCGCGGAGGACAACATGTTCGCCTTCGAGACAGCCACGCGCACCGCACAGGTCCTGGCCGACACCATCGCCGAGGGCGTGGCGTTCTACGTCGACAAGCCGATGCATCCCTCGCTGGTCAAAGACATCGTCGAAGACATCAACGCCAAGTTCCGCGACCTGAAAGCGTCCGGCTACCTGATCGATGCCACCGCCTGGTTCGACGGCACCGTCAACAGCGCCACCACGCTCGCCGATGGCGCGCTGCGCATCGACTACGACTACACGCCGGTGCCGCCGCTGGAGAACCTGCAGCTGTACCAGAAGATCACCACCAGCTACCTGGCCGACTTCGCCGAACGCGTCAACGCGTAACGCACCCGCCTTAGATTTCCGGAGAAACCCATGGCTTTGCCCAAGAAACTCAAAGCGCTCAACCTGTTCAACAACGGTGAGAGCTATCTCGGCCAGGTGGTCGAGGTGAAGCTGCCCACACTGTCCCGCAAGATGGAGGAATATCGCGGCGGCGGCATGAATGGCCCGGTCGATATCGACTTCGGCCAGGAGAAGATCGAGCTCGAATGGAAGTGCGGCGGCATGATGCGCAGCGTGCTGAATCAGTACGGCGCCACCACGCACAATGCCGTGCAGCTGCGCTTTGCCGGCGCCTACCAGCGCGACGACAGCGGCGCGGTGGATGCTGTCGAATTTGTGGTGCGCGGCCGTCACAAAGAGATTGATCCCGGTACCGGTAAGTCCGGCGACGACACCGAGTTCTCCGTCAAGACCTCCGCCAGCTATTACAAGCTGATGATCAACGGCTCCACCGTGATCGAGATCGATCTGATGAACATGATCGAGATCGTCAACGGCGTGGATCTGCTCGCCCCGCATCGCCGCGCCATCGGCGCCTGACCCTTTCGGCCTGGCGCCGCCAGGCCTCAGCCCTGAGACCTTCCGATGACCCCGACCTTTTCCCCAGCCATTCCTCTCGACCAGCCGATCGTGCGTGGCGAACAGACCATCACCGAGCTCAAGGTGCGCAAGCCCGGCGCTGGTGAGTTGCGCGGCCTCAAGCTCGCCGATCTGCTGCAGATGGATGTCACCGCGTTGGCGACCCTGTTGCCGCGTATCTCTTCGCCCGCGCTGACCACCGCAGACGTCAATGCGATGGATCCGGCCGACCTGGTGGCGGTAGGCCAGGAGGCCGTGGTTTTTTTCTTGCCGAAGGCGATGAGGGAGACGGACTTCCCAACTGCGTAGAGGATGCAATGGCCGATATCGCGGCCATCTTCCACTGGCCGCCGTCTGAAATGGACGGCTGGTCGCTGCACGAACTCACGGCGTGGCGCGAGCGTGCCCGCCTAAGAAGCGGAGCCGAATGATGCCCCACCCAACGAACGAGGCCGCCTAAATGGCGGCCTCCGACAATCTGCGCCTGCAGGTCATCCTGGCCGCCGTCGATCGCGCCACCGGCCCGTTCCGGCGCGTGCTCAATGGCAGCCGTGGCGTTGCCACCGCACTGCGCAATCAGCGCGACGCGCTGCGCCAACTCAACAGCCAGCATCGCGACATCGGCGCCTATCGCGAACAGGTGGCGTTGGCACAGCGTGCCAAGGCTGCACTGGATGCACAGCGCCAATCGGTGCGCACGCTTGCCCAGCAGATCAAGGCCACCGGCACGCCCACGGCTGCGATGAATGCCGAGTTCGAGCGCGCCGTGCGCACCGCACGCGAACTCAAGACCGCACACGGCGCGCAGGAGGCCGGCCTGCAGCGCCTGCGTGGTCGTCTGGAGACGGCCGGAATCAGCACCCGCGAGCTGGTCACGCATGAGCGCCGTTTGCGCAGCGAGATCGAGAGCACCAACACCGCCATGCGCGCCCAGCAGCAGCGCCTGGCGGCGATCGATGCCGCACAGCGTCGCAGCGCCCGCATTCAGAGCTCCGGCCTGCAGGCGAGCGCCTACGGGGCCGGCATGGCGTTCGCCGGCCAGCGCGCCTTGCGCGCCTCGGCACTGCCGATCAGCGATGCGATGGAGTTTGAGTCAGCCATGGCCGACGTGCGTAAGGTCGTGGACTTCAAGACGCCGCAGCAGTTCCTGCAGATGGGGCGCGATGTCGAGAACCTCTCGATGCGGTTGCCGATGCTGCCGGCCGAGATTGCCAAGATCGTCGCGGCCGCCGGCCAGGCGGCCATCCCGCGCCAGGAGCTGGTCCGCTTCGCCGAGGACGCGGCCAAGATGGGCGTGGCCTTCGACAGCAGCGCCGAGGACGCCGGCCAGACCATGGCGACCTGGCGCACGGCCTTCCGCATGGGCCAGGACGAAGTCGTCGTACTGGCCGACAAGATCAACTACCTGGGCAACACCGGCCCTGCGAGCGTCAACAAGATCAGCGCGGTGGTGAACCGCATTGGTGCCCTGGGCGAAGTCGCCGGCCTGCAGAGCGGCCCGCTGGCGGCGCTGGGCGCCACCGTCGCCGGCATGGGCATCGAGTCGGAAGTCTCGGCCACCGGCATCAAGAACATGCTGCTCACTCTGGCCTCTGGCGAGTCGGCCACCAAGAGCCAGCGCGAGGCCTTTGACAAGCTCAGCATCAAGGCCAAGACCATGGCCCAGGTCATGCAGAAGGATGCAGGCGGGGCGATCATGTCGGTGCTGCAGAAGCTGCGCGCACTGCCCAAGGCCGAGCAGGCCGCGACGATGACGCAGCTCTTCGGCCGCGAGTCGATCGGTGCGATCGCACCGCTGCTGACCAATCTAGAGCTGTTGCAGGGCAACTTCGCCAAGGTCGCTGATGCACAGCGCTATGGCGGCTCGATGTCGGCCGAGTACGCATCGCGGGTGGCCACCTCGGCCAACTCGCTGCAGCTGCTGAAGAACACCGCCGTGGTGGTGTCCCAATCGATCGGCCAGACCCTGCTGCCGCAGTTCAAGGAACTGACCGAGCGCACCGCAGCCGTGGTCGGCCAGGTCACAACGTGGATCCGCGCCAATCCTGTGCTGGTCGGTGCGATCGCCAAGACGGCGATCGCCGGCGCCGCGCTGGTCACGATCCTGGGCGGGCTGCTGGTGGCCGGCGGCGTGGCCGCAATGGCGTTTTCGCAGATCCACGGCGCCGTTGCGTTGCTGTCGGGTGGTGCTGGCTTCGGTGCACTCATTGGGCGCGTTGCGTCTTTTGCCGGCCGCGTGCTGCCGATGCTCGCCAATGGTGCGCGCATGCTGCTGCCGCTGCTCGGCGGCGTCAGCCTGCCGGTGCTGGCAATCGGCGCGGCCGTCGCTGCGGTGGCGCTGCTGGTGTGGAAATACTGGGGGCCGATCAAGGCCTTCGCCATCGGCGTCTGGCAAGGCATCGTCGATGTCGCCGCTCCGGTCCTCGCCGAGCTGAAGACCGCGCTCGCGCCACTGGCGCCGGTCTGGGACACCGTGGCCGCTGCGATGGGCCAGGCCTGGGCGTGGGTCAAGCAGCTGCTGACCCCGTTCGAGGCCACCACCGCGCAGTTGCACGGTGCAACTCAAGCCGGTCGCGGCTTCGGGCAGATCCTGGGCGCGGTGCTGGTCACCCAGCTGCAGCTGGCGGTCAAGGCGATCGGCTGGCTGGTGCAGGCGTTTGTGTTCGTGCTGCCGGTGATCAAGCAGATCCTCGGCGGCGTGTGGCAAACCGTCCAGGGCACCTGGTCGCTGATCGTGGGCGTATTCACCGGCAATGGCGATCGCATCCGCCAAGGGCTGCTGCAGCTGTGGGCCGGCATCAACCTGCAGCTGGCCAACTGGCCGGCCAGGATGCTGCAGGCCGGCGCGGACATGATCAGCGGTTTGATCCAGGGCATCCGCTCCAAGCTCGGCGCCGCCAGCAATGCGATCGCCAGCGTCGGCACCGGTGTGGTCGATCGCTTCAAGGGCCTGCTGGGCATCCACAGCCCCTCGCGCGTGTTCGCTCAACTGGGCGACTTCACCATGCAGGGCCTCACAGTAGGTCTGCAGCGCGGCCAGGGCGCACCTGTGCAGGCCGTCATGGCGCTTGGCAACCGGATGCGAGCGGTGGGCGCTGGCTTGGCATTGGCGACGGCCACAGCGCCCGTGGCAGCGATCGATAGCCGCGCGCCGCTGTCGGCCCCTGCGCGCGCCGCCAGCGCACCTGCAGGCGGCAACAGCTACGTCATCCACGTCCATGCCGCACCGGGCATGGATGCGACCGCACTGGCGCGCGAAGTCGCCCGCCAACTTGAAGAGCGCGACCGGCGCACGGCGGCCACGCGCCGCTCCAGCCTGCGTGACGACTGAGGATCACCCCCGATGATGATGTCCTACGGCACGTTTGTGTTTGCCCTCGATAGCGCCGCCTATCTGCAGCTGCAGCGGCAGATGAGTTGGCGCCACCCCACCAGCGAGCGCGTCGGTGCGCGAGCGGCCAGCCAGTTCCTGGGTCCAGGCGATGAAACGATCGAGCTGTCGGGTCTGATCGCGCCGGACCTGACGGGCACGCGGACCTCGCTGGACACATTGCGCACGCTTGCTGCAGCCGGTGAGCCGTTGCCGCTGGTGGATGGGACGGGCTTGGTCTACGGGCCATATGTGCTGCTGTCGGTCAATGAGACGGCCTCGCTGTTCTTCCAAGACGGCACACCGCGCCGTGTCGAGTTCCAACTGAGCCTGCGCCGTGCAGACGACGTTGCGCCGGAGGCGACCGCCGCATGAGCTACCCGATTCCGCAGTGGCGCGTCGTGCTCGATGGCACCGACCTCACCGAGCGCATCGCACCGCGCCTGCTCGATCTCACCCTCACCGAATGCCGTGGCGGCGAAGCCGACCAACTGGACCTACGCATCCACGACCATGACGGCAAGATGGCGCTGCCCAAACGCGGCGTGCGCCTAGCCGTAGCGTTGGGGTGGAAAGCCACTGGCTTAGTCGACAAAGGCACCTTCATCGTGGACGAGGTGGAGTACAGCGGTGCGCCCGACATCATCACCGTGCGTGCGCGTAGTGCGGATCTGACTGCAGACATGCGCACGCGGCGCGAGCGAAGCTGGCACAACACCACGCTGGGCGCTGTCCTCAACACGCTGGCTGGAGAGCATGGACTGACGCCTCGTGTGGCCGACGCGCTGGCGCGCATCAAACTGCCCCATCTCGACCAGGCCAACGAGAGCGACATGAATCTGCTCACGCGCCTGGGCCAGCGCTTCGATGCGGTGGCAACGGTGAAGGGAGGTGCGTTGGTCTTTGCGCCGATCGGCGCCGGCACCACGGCGACCGGCAAACCGCTGCCGACTGTCCCCCTGACGCGGCGCGATGGCGACCAACACCGCTACTCCGTGGCCGACCGCGATGCCTACACCGGCGTGCGCGCGTACTGGGTGGACAAAGGCAAGGCACGGCGGCAGTCCGTGCTGGTGGGCACGGACGACAATGCCAAGCGCCTGCGCGAGTCGTATGCCGATGAGGCAACAGCACGCCAGCATGCGCACGCGGAGCTTGAGCGGGTGAAACGCGGCTTGGCGAAGCTCAACTACACGCTAGCGATCGGGCGGGCGGACCTCTTCCCCGAGCAGATTGTAAAAATTGGGGGCTTTAAGTCCGAGATTGATGGGCAGCGATGGCTAATTTCAAAATCGACCCATATGCTCAGTAAGGATGGCTACCTTACTGATATTGAATTGGAAAGCGTACTCAGCCAATGACTAAGGCCAACAGCCTCCGAAACCGGTGGCAAATGTCCAGGGTAGGCACGTCAATCCAAGAGGTTGTTGCAACGATCGCTGAATGCTAGCTTGTCTCTATTAATGCATAGACTAGGGTGATATGAATAAAAATTTTTTATCTGACGATACCGAAGAGAAGGTAATACTCCGGATTCCTAAGGGCTTGAGCGAAAATGAAATTAAGAGTTATATTGCAGAAAACATAACCAGCCTATATCCAGCAATGGATCTAATTGTCGATGACCACGATGACAGGGCAAATCTGGACGACGTAGTAATAAAGGAAATTCACTTGTCAGAGAGTGATGTGGATATTGAATATGACGTCGAGTTTTCAGCTTATCATGGGTGCAAAGATCAAAATTATGCCGACTCCGACCAAAGGGAGATTAATGGTGATCGTACTGAATCGGAGCTGATATTTAAAAAGTTTATTGCTCCACAAAAACGAACAACATTTGAAGAATTTTGACTAGATTAAAACCACGTGAAATTCGCAAGTTAAAGAATTAGTCATTGAATTAGGCTAATTCACCCTTCAATCGGATGGGGTAGATAAACTCATGGGAACAGAGCGTAGTGATAAAGTCTACGACAACTGGCGAACATCCTCTGAAAAGTTTGACTATTTCGTTCTAGCGCTCCTTGGAGCGCTCTGTGCATATGTTGCTAACAAATTCACCCCAGCTTTAATTGGCTTCAATCCTAAAACGTTAGAAGTCATATCCCTTCTGGTATTTTTCTTTTCTACATTTCTAGGCTTCAGGCGCGTCGAATACACGATAAATCTAACCGGACTCAACCACCGTTCGTTGAGGGCAAATGAACAGCGCGGCATGCTAGTGACACAATTAGCAAGCGGCCAGCCATTCATTAACTCTGCAACAGGTGATGTTTATAGTCATGAATTAGCCGTAAGTGATCTAAAAGAAACCGAAAGATCAATTCTGCATCTTGCGAATAAAATATCTTTATTTTCAAAAAAGGCGGAGGCGGCTTATTCCTGGAGAAATCACATGATTTTCATTGGATTCATCCTGCTTGTTGCATCGAAAATTTGGACGCCTTATTTTTTAATGTGGCTGAAGGTATGCATTGCTGTATTTATACAAAATCAGGAAAAATACTATAGGTATTTGAGAGATTTCCTATAGGGATTTTACGGGCTGTCGGTAAAACTATGCTCGGTTGTCTGGTCAATTCACGCTGTCAGGACGACGGCCATTCGAACGCACGGAGCCACGCGCTGACACCCATAAAAGCCGCCGGTCACAAACCGGCGGCTTTTTCTTTGCGATCTAGCAAGCTCTACAGTTCAGGCAGGTATAGCCGATAACGGCCAATTTCCCACGACCATCTGTCCCACTAGCAGCTGCACTAGCTGCTCTTTTTTTGGGCTTTCTTTCCGCCTAGGTTGATGGTCAGACCGGGCTGGCTGATGTCACCGCTCAGTGCCTGACCAACCTCGTTGGCGTGCATCACGAACTTGTGTCGGCCTGATGCTTTCACTACCGCACCTAGCACCGCGCTGACGGCCAACTTGATCTCTGGCGAGGCAACACGATAGGCCGACAACACCTGTGCCTCATCCGCGCTGATGCCATTGCGCTCGCCGGTGAGCACATAGAGCACATCGATCCCCAGCGTCGTAGCCGCGAGCAGGTATGCACCACCGGGCAACTGTTCTCCCTCTTCTTTTTCAAAGTTGACCTGAGCACGCTTCGTCAACCCGCAGCGTTCCGCCAACTCGGTCTGTGTCAGACCAATGCGCTTGCGCTCTTCCTTCAACCTCAAACCAACCGACACAAAAATCTCCTTGAAAGGTGCACTTAAGTTCCCTATTCTTGCCGTACACCAACGTGAAACACCGATATGCCTGCACGCCGCAAGACCACTGCCACACCTCCCACACGCACCACAGATGAAGCTCGAACCTGGCTTCGTGCTAATGGCATCACCATTGCTGCATTCGCTCGTAAACATGGCTTGAGCCGCGATGTCGTAGGCGATTTGCTACTTGGCAGAACAGTCGGGAATTTCGGAGACACGCACCGCGCAGCAGTGCTGCTGGGCCTGAAACCGAACCCGGATTCTGCCACACAATCCCCGAAATCCTCGCGGAACTAGGCGGGCATGTCAGCCGTCCTCCCACGACGCAAAGCGGTCTTTATTTGTGAAGGCTGTGGGTCGTCACTGCACAAGCGCAGTAGCTATCTCACGCATCGTTTCCTGCGCAACGACGTCTACGTCTGCGACAACCCGGTATGTGGGGCCAGTTACACCGGTCATACCGAACTGACGGGCCTGTGCAGCCCCAGCGGCATGCCGCACGCACACAGCGATTTGCCACCGACACCTGGCTACCTCCGCGCAATGGCACTCAAGGCGTACCGGGAGGTCGCCAATGCCGCGCAGATGGATCTTCTAGACGCCGCAGCACCGTAATTTTCAGCCTCAGGGGCATCCATGATGGGCAAGATCGAGCTTGCGGACCTTACGTCCGCTCAACAGTTGTGCCTGCAATCCGCCGTTCGCTGCGGTGGGCTGACCAAAACCGGTACCGAATACGCTCCGCGTTACCACCACGAGCGCGAAGTTGGACGCACCTACGACACAGCCACCGTGGCGCAGTTGATGCTGCGCGGTCTCCTCATGAGCAGCCGCACACACTCCATGCATGCGCTGGCGACCGATGCGGCAATGGAACTGCTGGACTACGGCAGCGTTGCGCGGGAGATCAGCGCATGAGCCAGAGCAACGGATGGGCTACCGCCCAGGCGCCGCGCTTTGTTGACGCGCCTTCGCAAGCCAGCCAGCAGTACGTGGCGCCGCACAAGAAGCGGGAACAGGCCGATGTGCTGCGCCTGCAGGTGGAAGCGCACCTGGCGAGCGGCGGTGCTTACGAGGTGATCACCACACCGCGCCCGATCGGCAAGAGCCTGGCTGCGCTGGCGCTGCGCTCCACTGTGCGCAAGGGCGGCTGATCCATGCAGGAGGATCTACGGCAACTGGTGCTGCAGCGACTTGAGCGCGACTATGGCCTCAAGCATCGCAGCGGCACCAGCTACATGCGCGGCGGCGTGTGCCCAGCCTGCAGCAAGAAGGAGCTCTACACCTTCGAGCCGAAGCCGTGGGTCATCAAATGCGGCCGCGAAGCCAAGTGCGGCCACGAATTGCATGTCAAGGATCTGTACGACGACCTGTTCGACGATTGGTCCAAGCGCTTTCCGATCACCCAGGCCTCGCCAACCGCATCGGCAGACGCCTATCTGGAATCCTCGCGCGGCTTCGCGCTGGCGCCGCTGCGTGGTCTGTACACGCAGGAGACGTATTACGACATTAAGAGCAAGGAAGGCACCGCCACGGTGCGCTTTGCGCTCGACAAAGGTGGCTGGTGGGAGCGCCTGATCGACAGGCCGCACCGGTTCGGCAAGCAGAAGGCGCGCTTCGCGCCAGGCAAGAGCTACGCTGGAGCATGGTGGTGCGCGCCGGCGGCTGCAGAATTGATGCGCACGGCGACCGAGGTGTGGATTGTCGAGGGCATCTTCGATGCGATCGCGCTGCTGCAGCACGGCGTCTGCGCCGTGTCCGCCATGTCGTGCAATGCCTTTCCTGATGAGTCCCTGCGGCAGCTGGCGAAGCTACGCGCCGGCAATCTGCCGACGCTGGTGTGGGGCCTGGACAACGAGCCTGGCGCGCGCGACTACACCCACAAGCATGCCCGCCGCGCCGATGCACTGGGCTTCAAGAGCCGTGCGGCGTTGATCGCGCAACCGGTCAACGGCAAGAAGATCGACTGGAACGATCTGCATCTACGTGCACAGGCAGGCGGCGACAGCCAGAAGCAATGGGACGCGGCGCTGACCGAAGCGCGCTATCAGGGCGATTTGCTCATGGCCCGCTCGGCGATCGAGAAGGGCTTGCTCATGTACGACCACAACCAGGCTTCCGACTTCTGGCTGGAGTATCGCTCGCGCTTGTACTGGTTCGAGTTCGACACGGTGCGATTCGAGAAGCTGCTGCGCGACGTGGAGTCGGAAGAAGACAGCGAGATCGATCCGGACAAGCTGGCGAAGATCCGCCGCGCCGCGTGCTCGGTGAACAAGATCGCCAACTGCTATCCGGAAGCGCTGTATTTCCAGCGCCAGGAGGTCACCGACGAAAGCTGGTACTACTTCCGCATCGACTTCCCTCACGACGCGAACAGTGTCAAAGGCACCTTTACAGGCGGCCATATCTCCAGCGCCAGTGAGTTCAAGAAGCGCCTGATCAGCCTGGCCGCCGGTGCGATGTTCACCGGTAGCGGCCACCAGCTCGATCGCCTGATTGAAGAGCAGACCGAGGCAATCAAGACCGTGGAGGCCATCGACTTTGTTGGCTACTCCAAGGAACACCGCGCCTATCTGCTTGGCGACATCGCGGTGCGCGATGGTGAGGTAGTCACCGCCAACGAAGAGGATTACTTCAGCTTTAAGAAGCTACGGCTGAAGAGCACGCAGAAGTCGATCCGCTTAGAGATCCAGCGCGATCCAGAGGCGTTCCGCATGGATTGGCTGCCGTGGCTGTGGCAGTGCTTTGGCACGCACGGCATGGTCGCCATGACGTTCTGGTTCGGCTCACTGTTCGCCGAGCAGATCCGCGCCGGGCACAAGAGCTTCCCGTTCCTCGAAGCTACTGGTGAAGCTGGCGCCGGCAAGACCACGTTGCTGACCTTCCTGTGGAAGCTGCTGGGCCGTTCCGACTACGAGGGCTTCGACCCAGCAAAGTCGTCCAAGGCCGGCCGCGCACGCGCCATGGGACAGATCTCCGGTATGCCGGTAGTGCTGCTGGAAGCGGACCGCAGCGAGCCAGACAAGGCACACGCAAAGACGTTTGAGTGGGACGAACTGAAGGACTTCTTCGGTGGCGGCACCCTGGCGACACGCGGCGTGCGTAACGGTGGCAACGACACCTACGAGCCACCATTTCGCGGCACGATCGTGATCAGCCAGAACGCAGCAGTCGATGCGTCCGAGGCGATCCTCACGCGCATCGTGAAGCTCCACTTCAAGCGCCCGCAGGTCACCACAGAAAGCCGCATCGCGGCAGACAACCTCAACGCACTGCAGGTCGAGGAACTGAGCCACTTCCTGATCAAGGCGGTGCGCTGCGAGGGCGCCATCCTGGAGAAGTTCGCCGAGCGGGTGAAGTTCTACGAGGCGCGCCTGCGCGAGAAGCCGGATCTGCGCCTGGAGCGCGTCATCAAGAACCACGCACAGATGCTGGCGCTGCTGGATTGCCTGCGCATGGTGATCACCATTCCCGAAGAGATGATCAAGGCCACGCGCGATGCGTTGCTGGAGATGGCGTTCGAACGGCAGAAGGCGATCAGCGCCGACCACGCGCAAGTAAACGAGTTCTGGGAGGTCTACGAGTACTTGGAGGCCTCAGGCAACGGCAAGCCTGTGGTGAACCACAGCCGCGACAATAGCCGCATCGCGATCAACCTCAATCAGTTCGCGGGCAAGGCGGCGCAGTTCAGTCAGGTCGTGCCCGATCTCAAGGTGCTGCGCGGCCTGTTGGCGGATTCGCGCCGGCACAAGCTGGTGTCGGCCAACACCGCCGTCAACAGCGCCGTGCTCACCAACGGTTTCGGCGCCGGCACAACCGTGAAGTGCTGGGTGTTCTCGAAGTGAGTACCGCAGATTTCCGCATTTTCCCGTTGACAAGTTCCAAGGATCGGAGCGAGTATTCCTATGTCGCCGCACAATCGGCGACCGGGGTTAGAAGCCCGAATCAAAAGGCGCACCAGCGCCCATCGATCGATGCATGGCGCTTTTTTGTTGCCCGCATCGTCGCGGGCGCACGCAAGCCAGCTTTATGGCGGGCGGTGCGCGGGGGCCGCAAGGCCCACCGGTTTCCTTTTGGCCGGTCTTCTAACCGCGTACCGTCCGCCACCTCGTTTAGAAGCGAGTTGGTGGATTCCGAAGTTCAAAAGGAATCCAGCATGTCCTACGACACCCAAGAAGCGCCCGCGTCTGCGGCGCGCCAGGTCGCACACTATTTCGGCCTGATCGCCGACACCCTCGAATGGAACCATGCCGCGTGGCTGAGCCTGATGGCGCGCCTAGAAGGCACTGGCAAGGCTATACACGCCCTCACGCTTGCCGACGTTGAAGCCACGATTGCTGCCGTCGATGCAGCGTATGCGGAGGCGCAACGATGAGCACCAACAAGCAGTTTCGCGTCTGCGCCGGCGTCATCCTCAGCTTCGAGATGATGCAAGGCTATGTGCTGGCCATGCTGCATTCCGACGCGCAACACGACGTGGCGCCTGTGCTGATCGCTTGCGAAGCAACGGGCTTTGACGACGTGTTGTTGGGTGGCGATGCGCAGAGCGTCGTACTGGGCCGGCTGCATGTCTGCATGCGTGTGGATCCTGCCGCCGACGTGCTCACCTGGCTGCAGAAACAGGCGCGCGCGAACGGAACCGCACGATGAACAGCGTGCGTGCAACCGCTTATCCAGAAGACGCCGACTATACGATCAGCGAAGAAGAACACGACCGCCTATGGCGCGTGCAGCAAGCAGCCAGCTTGCTCGCCACCCTCAATCACGACATCGCCACGCGCGCAGGAATCAGTCACGACGGCATTGCCGCAGTTGCCGATTTCATGCGCGAAGAATTGCTCGATATCGCCTGCAGCGCCAGGCACCTGCGCGAAGCCAGCAAGCCGCCAACCGGCGCCGATTTGATTTGACCTGTTCCAGCGGTCCGGCGGGCGGTGCGTCAACACCGCCCCTGGACCTTCCATCAACGAAGCTCGAGGAGAGCCACATGCAACAGCACGCTGTTACACGCCCGCAGATTTCCAGTGCCGGACCCGGCCAGGAGGCTACCACGCCCGCCGAAGCCGCCTTCGACTTAGCCGCATGCAAGGAATGCAGCGCGATCGCCACGCTCTACATCACCCACGACGCAGTCGTGGTGGTGGCCGCTCTGACCATGGGGCAGAAGAGCAGTGCCGCCCAGCGCTGGGAGCGCCGCCGAGGCCCTGGCAAAGGATGGAAGCTGATCAACGGCCCACGCCTGTTCACCAGCGAGGCCGACCGGATCAGCAATGCGCTGGCCGAATTTATGGACAATCTGGATTTTCCTTTCGACCTGGCCAACATGCTGCCGCGCCGCCCGACCGCTGCCGCCGAGGCGGCGATCGCTGCTGCTGCGCGTGAGGTGGCGCATGCTTAATTTGGCCCTGATCATGATTGCGCCGACGATCGGCGGCGCGCTGCTCTACCGCCTATGGATCTCGCGCCCGACGCGTACCGCACATATCGGGCTGGCCGTAGGGCAGATCCCGCAGCGCCTGCGTCGTCGTCGGGCCATGGCCGTGCGCCGGGTGGTGGCCCATGGCTGAGTCAATCTTGGTTTATGGGCCGATGGCCAGCGGCAAGACGCTCAACGCCGAGGCGATCTGCCAGGCCTATGGACTCAAGCGCGTGGTCGAGTTAGATGAGCGACTGCAACGCAAAGGCGAGGACTGGCCGCTGAGCCAGAATGACGTGCTCATGCTCACCAACGACCATGCACTGGCCGAGCGCGCTGCCCAGCGCATGCGTATCCAGACGGTGGCCATTGTCGAGGCGCGTGAGCGGGTCGGTGCCAGCTGGAGGGCGCCGCGATGAACCTTGATCGCGTCATTGCTGTATCCCGCGCTGCGCAGCGCTATGACGGCCCCGGTCCGCTGTCCACCGGGGAAGCGTTGACCGCTGCCCTGGTGCTCAACCGGCACGACTGGCTCGCGCACATGGATTACACCATCGCGCAAGCGCTCGATCGGATCGATGAAGACACCATTGCGCACCTACGGCAGGCAGAGCGAGCGATCGGAAACGGCGCGGGGGCAGCGGAGGAAAACCCCGCATGACACAGCGCGAGATCTCGCACCCTGAGCCGCTGCCCGCCTGCAGGGCCGGTCATGCGGGCCGACACATCGTTGATGGCCGTCGCCTGCAGGCCGGCGGCGGGCATGTCATCGAGTGTCGGTGCGGCCGCACCAAGAAGCACGCCGCGTTCGACCAGGCGCTTGCCGAGTGGAAGCGGATGCACCGCATCCGCGTGCCACGTCAAGCGGCGCCGACCGACAACAACGTGGTGCAGCTGGGCCTACGCCTGCGCGGAGGCACTAACCAATGAGCGATAAGGAAGCGGAAGCACACCGGCGTCAGTGCGAGGCGCGCCACTGGCTGCAGCAGGGTTACACCGACACCAGGTCGGTGAGCCTCCTGCAGCAGATGATCACCGCCAAGCGCGGCGTCAAGGCGGCACAGGATCTGCGCGACGAGATGCGGCAGCAATGGAAGGCCCGCCGTAAGTGGCAGCAGGAGCAAGTGCTATGAGCGGGCGAATACTTCACTTTGCCGACCTGCAGCGGATCTGCTCGCCGGAAGGCCCGGCACCGCGCCTTACGGTCGTCTGCCGTTGGGCGGACCGCGAAGGCATCCGCTATCGCTACGACCGCAAGGGCAGGATCTGGACAACGATCGATGCAGTGAACGCCGCGCTCGGGATCGCCGAGCCTGCGGCCAACCAAGAAAATGCCATGGAGCTGATCTGATGGGACGCGGTAGAAAACGGAAGTTCAACCCGGCTATTCCGGCGCACATTGACCAGGCGGCGCTTCCCAAGGGGATCTATTGGGAGGACAACCGCTGGTATCTCTTAGAGGCTCATCCCGAAGGGGGCCGTCCGCGAAAGCGGACGGTCGCCCATGCTGAGATCCGGCTCTCTGAGCTCCATAGCATCGCTGAGGCCGCAGCCGGCAACGAGGTCCGAGGCACGCTGGCTTACCTCACAGAGCGCTTCGAGGAATCCACTGAGTTCGCCGAGCTGTCGAAGGACACACAGCGGGATTACCGCTGGTGCGCGGAGACCGCGACTGCGTATGTGCTCAAGGATGGTTCGATGCTCGGCAAGATGCAGATCGCGCGCATCAACGTACCGGCGATGCAGCGCCTGGTCGAGACCCTAGCGGGAGGTCGGCCAGCAACCAAACTTCAGCCGGCAATCGAACCGCGCCCCAGCAAAGCCAACCATGTCTTGCGGTACCTGCGCCGCACCCTCGGCTGGGGCATCCGCATGGGCTTATGCGAGCACAACCCCGCCAAAGGTGTCCGACAAGCAAAAGAACGCGGCGAGCACAACATGCCCGAATCCGACGTGTTCACCACCATGCTGACGTTCGCACTTGAGCGCGGCAGCCTCAAGGCGCACACGCGAGGTAGCGTGCCGCCCTACCTCCACGCAGTGATGCTGCTCGCCTACAACCTGCGACTGCGCGGTATTGAGGTCACAGACCTGACAGATGCGCATGCAGAGGCGGAGGGCGTACGAAGCAGTCGCCGCAAAGGCTCACGTGACACAGTCACCGCCTGGAACGATGACCTCCGCCACGCGTGGGCCTGGCTGGCGGCTTATAGGCAAAGAGCGATGAACGCGCATGGGCGCCCCGTGCACATGAAACCTGAGCGGCGCCGGCTTCTGGTAAATCAGTCTGGTACGCCTCTGAGCAAATCGGCGCTCGATAGCGCTTGGCAACGGATGATTGCGCTGGCCACCAAGGACGGCATCATTACAGCTGAACAGCGATTCAGCCTGCACGGATTGAAGCATCGCGGCATTACAGACACGGCCGGCACACGCGCAGACAAGCAGGAGGCCGCAGGCCACGCGACGCAGCAGATGACCAATCGCTACTCACACGACGTGCCGCTAGTTCAACCACCGAAGAAGCGATGA